AAGCTGGAACTGGTGGGATGACGTGACCGTCGAGTTACGTTTCTGGCTACCCGCAGGGAGTTTTGCCACCAGCGTGGTAAGGGAACTTATCAACACATCGGGTGATTATGCGAATATTGCTGAGTAATCCTGACTTATGTTTCATGTTGTCTCAGCAAGTCTCACTTTAATCTTGAAAGGCACATAGCGCCTAGCTTTGTTGTCTCATGTTGTCTCATGTTGTCTCTTGCCATCTCACCCGAAACAGGACAAGATTCAGGACAACATTTAGGACAACGGGGGATCTTGTCCTGTGAGCCTTACTGACGTAAAAGTTCGAAATGCCCGGCCAGCGGGCAAAACAATAAAACTCAGCGATAGCGATGGCCTCTATTTAGAGGTGCGCACCACCGGCGCGAAGATCTGGCGCTATCGTTTCTATCTGCCGAACGGGAAAGATAGTCGATACACCATAGGCGAATATCCTGCCGTTTCATTGTCCGATGCACGCACCGAGCGTGACCGCGTGCGCGAGCTGGTGCGCAAGGGTATAAATCCGACCACTGCCAGGCGGGAGGATAAGTTGCGCGCACAAGCGGAGGCGGCCAACACGTTTAAAACCGTGGCGCTTGAGTGGATCGAGAAGAAGCGACCTACCTGGACGGCTGGCACCTGCAAGCAGGTAGAGAGCTTCCTTGCGATAAACTGCTACCCCGCTTTTGGTGACAAACCAATTCGAGAAGTAACAGCCCATGAAATCCTGGCTGTACTGCGTGGCATGGAAGAACGAGGATCGGTGTCCTCGGCGCTCAAAATTCGCCAATGGTGTAGCGCCATCTTCTGCTATGCCGTTGCCACGCTGCGTGCAGAGGCTGATCCGGCTGCGGCGTTGAAAGGAGCGGTGATCCCTCGCAAGGTCGAAAACTCACGCTGTTTAACCCATGATGAACTGCGGAAATATTTTGCCGCCGCCAGCGTTTACACTGGTCATGCACAGACAAGGCTATGCCTTTTGTTATTGCCATTTCTTTTCGTGCGCCAAGGAGAACTGAGGCGGGGAAGGTGGAAGGAGATGGACTGGGATAACAATCTTTGGACGATCCCGGCGGAGCGTATGAAGATGAAGCGCCCCCACTCAGTACCGTTAACCCCAATTACGCGCAAGCTCTTTGAAAAGCTATATGCGCTTACGGGTGACAAGGCGCTGATGTTCCCTGGCATTAAAAAACCACTAGATCCGCTCTCTGATTCGACCATTAACCGTGCTATTGAATACCTCGGTTTCCCATCAAAGCAGATAACGAGTCACGACTTTAGAGCGACGGCATCAACGACGCTTTACGAAGCGGGGTTTCGGCGCGAGGTGATTGAAAAGCAGCTGGCACATGCAGAAAGTAATCGCGTGGTTGCAGCTTACAACCACGCGGAGTATTTGCCGGAACGGCGGGAAATGATGGCGTTTTATGAGAGCTGGTTGGCTGGCTTTATGCCTGCGCCCGTAGACGTTCCTGATACTTGATGATCGAGGACTCCGGCCAGCGTGCCGTCGCGCCATCCTTGAGCGGTGGATCGATCTCGTTTCGCTTAACTTTGCGGTAAAACGTTGCGCGGGAGATTTTCAGTATGCTGCAAATCTCAGGCGCTTTGTAAAACTGCTCTGCGTGACTCATTGCCCCCCCACTGTTTCAGTAAAATTAACTTCTTGTTGCTGTGCTGCCTGCGCATGCACATCAGCCACCAGAATTTTGAAGGCAGCCAGCATTGCATTTTCCGGCACATCTTCATCGGCATAGAACGCATCAAGCGCCCGCATCATGGCCCCGAACGATGGAACTGAATCAGACATTACGCCGGGGTGCTGGGCGGTCGCCATAGCCTGCTGGTAGCGTTCAAGTTTCACGTATTGCTGTACTTTGTTGCCGTCACAAGTCGCCAGCCATTGCACCGCCTTTGCTGGATCGGTGTGGAACGCGCAGGTACGGCCATCGTCAAACTGCATTTCATAAAGATCAGCGACCGGCTTGAATAAAGGCACCGGCTCCTGCGCTTCGGCAGCCAGCAGGCGTCGCGCCATTTCCATTTGCTCGCTACGGGTAAGTCCGTATTCAAGCGGATCGCTGATGTACTGCTCGATTCTTTCTCTGCTCAGTTGTGTCATGGCTTATTCCTTACCAGAGATACTGGAGGCAGGTTGCTTTAAATGCGCCGCGAACACCTTCACGTGACTCGCAGTAATAGGTTGAAAACCCTTCACGCGGAACTGCTTTCATCCATTTTTGCGCACAGAGTTCAGCCTTTTCAAAACGCTCGCGTTCTTCTTCGTCAATCTCTCCTTGGCGGATAGCCTCGTCGATAAGATTCGCTTTGCTCACCTCGGCTTTCGCCATGAGCGTCACGCAGTCATCACTTTTCAGCAGTTGAACCAGAAATTTTACGCTTTCCATATCACCTCAGCCCTCCGAGACGAATGCCGGCGACCTGGATTTCGTGTCGAGCATTGTCATTGCCAGCACACCAACCCTCGGCATAATCACGGCTAAAACCACTAAGATGCATCACTTCGTCAACGCTAAGTTTCGACAGTTTCACCTCCCGCGCCTCAAGCTCGGCTATGCGCGCTTTCAGGGCATCCACAAACCCAACAAGTGATCCGCCTGGCGGGATGTCGCACTCTTCCACAAGTTGAAAATAAATATCCGCAGCTGCACGGGTGTTGCTGTGCTTCGCATCCCCCATCTCACCTTCCCGCAGTGCATCACGTTCAGCGGTCAGAACGGCGATCCGCTTCTCTGCGGCTTCAGCGCGTTTCTCGGCCGCGATTCGATGTTCAAGCCCTTGCCCCTGGCAGATATCAATCAGACGCTGTTTCTCCATAAGCTCTGCGTTCCGCTTCTCTGCGGCTTCCAGCGCATCCAGCAGCGCCAGCATTCGCTTAGCGATAGCCACTTCATCAGGGAATTCTTTTTTCCATGCCTCATTCAGCAATTTGCAACTGACGGGGTTCATACTGAATCGCTCAACCATCAGGGATGACAGTTCTTTTGTTTTTGCTGTTACTGCCTGTTTGTTGATATTGCTCATTGGGCTGCTCCTTTCTTGATAGGCCATGGCTGCCATTCTCCCGGTGGTAGTTCGTCCGTCACATCGTGAGAAGCCCACTCAAGGAACTTTTCTTTGCTAACCGTCGGATATTTTCTGCCAGCGTGTACACTCGGTCCGTCATACTGCACTGTATCCCCACCCATATGGACAATTTGACGATCGTTAGCGTAAGAGGTGAATTGACCTGCCGGACGTGGCTTTTTGGCTCGATAGCAGCGACCAACCTTCAGTTCTAGGCTCATAGCTTCACCTCGTTGCGCTCAGCAAGCTGATCCATGGTTAATCCGTTTGTTTTTATCGGTTTCATAAATCCCCCTGGCGGTCTACAAACACGCCGTTAATAACTCCAATCGTCCAGACGAAGCGGCTAAACTCCACGCCTAATGGCTTCACCTGGCTTTCGTAATACTTGCGCAGCACCCGGCGGGAAATCGCGTCACGCTGCGCCTTTGAACCCGCGGCTATCGCCGCTTTTAGTTCGGTATTCGCCTTCCGGGCTATAGCGCGAAGGGCGTTTTCTGTTTCAGGCCTCATGCCTCAGTTATCCCGGCAACCTCGACGGCATAACCCGGCAAAAGCTGAACCGCTGATGATCCACACTGGTTGCCCCAGTGATCCCATCCCGGCGCAGCGCACCGGCTGAACAGCTCGATCCGTGGAACGTCGCCGTAAAGTAGCTCTAACCGGCGGCGAGCTTCCCAGGGCTTCTCACTGTGACGGCCTAGCGGGCTGTAGATCACCTGTTTAACGCTGGCATCTTTGCGTTCCAGTCCGGCCCCGCGTGTTGCTATCAGCAGATCCTCTGTGTTGGCTCGCGTATGGTTTCCGCCATTCATTCGCGTTTCCATGTTCAGCAGATCAAGAAAGTCGTAAAAATCGCGGATCGCGCCCGCTTCAAGCATTTTGTTGATGCGCTGCTCTGCCCGTTGGTTGAGCTTCACCCATGTAAAGCCCTTCATGGTGCGCACCGTGAACCCCCACGCCTCGGCCAGCTCGATGGCTTCGCGGTTATGGGTGCCGGTGTACCACATCGCCAGAACGGCGTTATCTGCGGCCAGCTCCCATACAGGTAAACGCTTCATATCGATCAGGGGCATGGTGTCGTAATGGCTTGCCGCTGCGCCGTAGCTGGCAGTGTTGCCATAGCTCCAGGCGGGATCGGCGTAGATAAGCGAATATTTCACCGGCCACCTCAAAGAAACTGATCAGCCGGGATGCCCACTTTCGCGTTCTCGCGATTTACCTCGCGGCGCAGCGTGAGAAACTGACCTACCGGATCCGGGCTGCGGAGAATTCCATTTAGCTTCTGCTGGCTATGGGACGTTTTCAGACGCTGTTTCAGCGCCAGGGCGCAGGCTTTTACATTGGCCCGCGAGGGGCCAGCAATACGCATACAGAGACACAGTGTGATTAACAGATCGGCGTACTCATCAGTTGCACGGATAAACTCACCCTGATCGATGCGTTTCATCATTTCTGGAATGCGATGTTTAAGGCTCATAGCGGGATATCCTCATCAAATTCCGGCGTTGCTTCTTCCTGGTTTTTTTTGGACGGATCCGGGAATTGGTACGGCGTGTTTTCAAGTTTCAGCCAGATAGCTTCCCGCCCGGCTTTGATGGTCGGCCAGTCCATGCCCTTAATGCGTTCCCAGGAACGGGAGCAAAACACCTCTTCCAGGATGTCGGCTTTTGCGCGTTTCGCATCATTGCTGGTGCCGCCGTGATGTTTGTTCAGCAACTCAACAATTTCATCAAGGGCAATTTCTTTGGCGCGCTTTTCTTTCTGCCAGGTAGGTAAACCGTCTTCCGCGAACAGCTCGCCATTGTCGCGGGAGGTGTCCACGCCCAAATGCGTACCGCCCAGGTTGAGAAATTCAATGTGCGGCTGAAAATGTTTAAACGTTGGATTAGAGAACGTCTGACCGTCGATACGAGTTGAGCGGTCTTTGAGGATCCGCGCGGTACGCCATACAAGCCCGGATTCCATATTCATCTGCTTTTCCATCTGTATCAAAATTGATGGCTCATAACCTGTTTCGGTTTCGGCTTTCATTTTGATGCCTGTTTTCTCTAACTGGCGCTTTCCATCGTCACCTTCGAAAAAGTCATATTCATAGCCAGCGCGGCCGCACATGATGATGTGCGCCTGACTGTTAACAAAACGGTCTGTAAATCTCCGCCATTCCTGCTTGAGCCATGCCCAGTCGGAGAACTCAAGTCCGCGTTTACGCTTGCGGCGCGTGGCGTATTCATCACAAAGCCCCGTCCAAAAATGGCTTATGGAGTCAATGATCAACACAGAGCCGTTTTTCTCGGCCTCATCGACGGCAACAAGTAGATCGACAAAAGCGCGAGTTTTTGCTGTGTAAAGTTCGATATCTTCGGCATCAAAGCGCGGTTTAACCCAGTCGGATCCGGTTTCTGTATCAAGGAACATTACCGGCTTATTGCCCATTTCGAGGCCACGCTGGCGCATCAGCAATACCAGCCCAATAGCTAATTCACTGGCTGTGTAGGTTTTACCATCACCGGCAAAACCCATGATCCCGGCTTTTAGAAAAGCCTGGGTGTTAGTTGCTCGTTGAAATAAAGACATTCTCTCGATCCCTTTGGCTGGCCGGAGCCAGCCTACCTATGAAATATTTAGCTATTAATTAATAAGCACTCAGGTTAAGCCGCCATTCTTTATTTGGTTGGCGATTAAATTTAAAGTTTCTATTTTTTCTTAATACGCTCCATGCCATTCGGCATCCATCCACATCTTTAAGAAACATTGAAGTAACCAGCTTGCCTTTTGCCCATGTAATTTGTTGCTCAGGCGGAAGGGCATTAATTTTTGATTCAATGTGATGTTTATTTTCCATGATGATTCACCTTGAAATTGATAAAGGTTAACCGTCACGCATGAGAATTAATTCATGCGATAGTTATTAAAAATAAAATGCTAGAACGTTAAATTACGCGGCTACTTCGCTTTCGATGTTATTTGCCATTTCGTAGCGTGAAACAATATCAGCAACAGATTCAAATAGCTGGCTTAACGCTTCATCAAACTCTACGGACTCCAGCGCCAGGTTAAGAGCGCAACTGGGAACATCAGTTTGGTATCCGGTCAGATGTTGAAAGGCATCTTTAACTTCATTACGCACCGCACTTTTCAGGCCAGACATAAATTCAACCAGTTCTACCTGTCGAACGTACAGCGCCGGATGCTGTTTAAGTTTGCTGGCGATTTTCTCAATACGCAGCTGTTGTGTGACGTTGCTCATTAAGTTTCTCCCATAAACTTAGTGCTGTTGTTTTTGCCCAACGATACCAGTCACGTCCGGCTTCTTTATAAGCGTTACCCAGTCGGACAATATCCCAAGTTTCCTGCATAACGTCGGGCTTATTGTCAGCAATTTTTTGACGGTCTGCGATCATGGTGTCAATGGCCGCATTTATTTCCAGCGCTTCGGCATGAGCGTTTTCGATAATGGTCTGACGGGCTTTGTAGTCGTTACCCCCGATAAACTCACACCAGCGGATGTGACGCTGTGCTGCTTGTGCGTCAAATTCGACATTCATTTCCAGCGCTTCGCCATGTACTTGCTCAGCCCAGGCTTTAAAGATTTTTGTGATAGTGCGATCAGAAACAATGAGACGACCGGTTTCTACGCAAGTGATGCAAATTATTGAAATGCTGTTGTTTGTGCTGACTTGATAGTGCTTTCCGCCCATCTTCACAACTGCTTTGTAGTCCATGCTGATCCCCTTGTTACCCTTATCGCCGGGTCGGCGGAACATTACTGAGTAATCACTGTGCCGTGATTGCTTTTGGTGTTGTAAGCATAACTAAAGGTAATTTTTATAGCAAGAAAAAATACTAACAAAAGTTAGTGTGGAGGGCGTGAAAAAGGGCAACCCTTTGAAAGAGTTGCCTTTTATTTATTTGATGGGCGGGATTTTCTTACTTTAAGTAGTTCATCGAATAGGCGGTTAAAGTTATCAACCCTGGCTTCTAACTCGTTGATAATAGTTTCTTTTTCCGACTCTGGCAGCGATTCAAAAAGGTCTAGAAGCCTCTTTTGCCTTTCATCCAGCTCGGTTGGAAGTGCATCCGCCGGGGTAGGGGATTTTTCTTCATCGCCAAACATTAACCATGTTGGCGAGCATCTTAGTGCAGTGGCAAGAGCGAAAAGGCTTTTGCCTTTAGGTTCTGTCTGCCCATTTTCCCACTTGAAGACGCTAACGCTCGATTTTTGAACTTTGTCCGCAAGCTGCTGCTGGGTAAGCCCAAGTTCTTTGCGCCTGGCGGAAATGCGTTCACTGATGTGTGTAGTTTTCATGCCATTAATATAAGTTAACTTGACATAACATTAGTTAGGATTTAATTTACTAACCAAAGTTACTAGGAGGGTGCATGTATACAAAAAGTGTCATTAGCCATTTTGGCTCTAAAGCTGCAATTGCTCGTGCTTTGGGAATTTCTCAAGTTGCCGTAACTAGATGGGGCGAAACGGTTCCCGAAAAAAGAGCTGCAAGGCTTGATCATCTTACAAAGGGAATTCTCAGGTATGACCCTGATTTTTATGAAGCCTATGACAAGAAAAAGACATCTCAGTTTGAAGTTGAAAAAAATTAATAACCATATCTTCGAATATTACGTTTGTTTTTATTAAAGGATTATCAGGAATCATTAATCATGAGTACCACACAAAAAAGCACAACTAACAAGGAATTGCAGATTGAAACCCGTATCAGAAGCGGCATTGCCGCTCTTGGGGTTGCCAGGGTTGCTAAACAAATGGGCGTGCATCATTCCCAAATAAGCCGCATGCAGACCGGCAAGAACTGTTTTGTCGAACGCGCCGCCAAACTCCTGGCGGTAATTGGATTTGATGATCGTGAGGAGACAGTAATTATCAAAGGCGAGCAGACAGCTGAGGTGGCGAAAGCGCTGATCTCTATGCTGGAGCATTTAAAAGGCGAAACCCCGAACTGCGGCAACAGCGTCGGGGTCTCTGAGGGTAATTTATAAACGCAAATTACGAGGAAATTATGTCAAACCGTAATTCATTTTTCCAGGCAAATTCGCTCATTGGCGTTCGCCGCGTAGAGACGCTACGGGGGCGCTAATGGGTAAGGTTGCTTATGTCGATTTTGGGGCTGTACAGCAGCCCGTGGAGCTTAAAGTGGCTGACCTCGATGATGGGTACGCCAGACTGTCCAACACGCTGCTTGCAGAGTATTCCGGCGCAGACCTTACCAAGCGCCAGTTTAAAGTTCTGCTGGCGATCCTAAGAAAAACATACGGATGGAATAAGCCGATGGATCGGATCAGTGACGCTCAACTCGCGGAGATAGCGAAACTCCCTGTTAAGCGCTGTAACGAAGCGAAACTTGAGCTGGTCAGGATGGGGATCATCAAACAGCAAGGTGGCATGTTTGGGCCTAACCCTAATATTTCCGAATGGCGTTTCCCTCAAAATGAGGGGAAATCCCCCAAAGTGAGGGACATCCCTCAAAACGAGGGAAAATCCCTCAAAACAGGGGATAAAAAATCCCTCAAATTGAGGGAGTGCAATCCCTCAAAACAGGGGGACACAAAAGACACTATACAAAATACAAGAAATAAACCCCCCCTAACCCCCCAGGGGGCAGCGGCGAAATTTAACCCGCTTGAAGTTGTTCTCCCCGACTGGCTTGATCCAGCTGTCTGGCGTGAGTGGGTGCAGTACCGAGCCGAGAGCAAAAAACCCATCAAGTCGATGCTGACCGTAACGAAGGCCATCAAGCTGCTTAGCGAATACCGGGATGCTGGCGATGATCCGGCGGAGGTGATTAACCAGTCAATCGCCAACAGCTGGCAGGGGTTATTCCGCGTCAAAGCGCCGGGCCGCACCCAACCTCAAGCCAGCACCAACACTGGCAACGTGCCGCACTGGAATAGCCGGGAAGCCTGGGAGGATGTGATATGAGTCAGCAACTGATTCAGGCCATCGCCCAACGCGACAACCGCGCGATCTCACAGCTGGCAGGAAAATACCAACCGGCGCAGGCGCGCCCGGAGCCTGGCGTGGTGAATAGCGAGGCAGAACGCCTTGTTGATGCGCTGTTTCGCCAGCTCAAGCAGGTATTCCCGGCAGCGAACGCCACCAGCCTTCGCACCGAGGCCGACGAGGCAGCGGCAAAACAGCAGTGGATTCTTGCCTTTGCCGAGAACGGGATCATCAGTCGAACACAACTGGCCGCCGGTATGAAAAAAGCCCGTGCAAGCCTTTCGCCGTTCTGGCCGTCGCCAGGGCAGTTTATCGACTGGTGCCGGGAAGGAGAATTAGCGCAGGCTGGTCTTCCTTCGGTGGCCGAGCTGCTGGCAATGGTGCGCACCTACTGCGCGCGGCGCGGTCTTTACGACTCCCCGACCGATTATCCCTGGCAGCATGCTGCCCACTACTGGCTGGTTACTGGGCTTTATAGCGATATGCGCATGAATGGCTGGACAGAGCAGGAACTCGCAGCGCACGCAAAAGAGGAACTGCTGAAAATGGCCCAGCGCATTGCAAGCGGCGAAACCATCCCCGATCCAACACCGATGATCGAGAAGCCCAAGCCGCAGCCCGTTTCCCGTGAAAGAGGGTTAGAAATAATCGCGCAAATCCGCCGCGACGTGCTGAAGAAACGAATTAAGAAAGCTGAATGAGGTTGATTTTATGACCGGACGCGAAGCAATCGAGCTTTACCTAAAATCCCATCCCACCTTCACAAACGAGCAAGTGGCCTCAGCCTATAAGATCAAACTCAGATCAGTGGCTTATGCTGCTTACAGAATGATACATGAAGGGAAACTGGTGGTTCACGGACAAGATAATAAGCGGGCTGTATACCGCTATCCCCAGCCGGGGGACGATTAGCCGATTAACACGATATTCGACGAGTGCCGGGCAAGCGGCGCAATGCAGCGCGTGCTGTGCGTTTATGGGGTAGTACCGCCGAAGAAGGTGTTTCGTAGCGTAGGTGGTAGGGCATAACGGTACTCGACCATAAGCGCATTGCCATTGGCGTCTTTGCTCACTAGGGTGATGAAAAAGACGCCATATGTCAGTATTCATTACCAAATCATTGACAGTGATGACAATTTTAAGGTAGGCACTCGGTTACCTTTGAGGTAATATTACTTTACTAAAGTAAAGGTGTTTTCATTGCTTGCAAATCCAAGCTTAACAATCAAGGAGGTGAACATGCCTGTAAAGACTGCTCGTAACCTTCTTAGTAAGTACTGGAAGGGCGGATTACCTATCGATCCTAGAAAGATAGCAGCCCATGAAGGATTAAAGGTTGAGTCCTGTCCATCCTTCGCCATAAAAAATATTTCTGGTGAGTTGATTCCAGATGGTGAAAAAGCAGTGATCCGCTATAACCCTGCTGATTCTGCTAAACGGCAGAGATTCACCATTGCTCACGAATTGGGCCATTTTATGCTGGGACATGGACATGCATTTCGTGATCCATCCTCAAACTTTTCGATGAGCTACTACGATCCACAGGAAGTCGATGCTAACCAGTTCGCTGCTGAAATCCTGATGCCTGAAGTCGCAGTCAAGGTGTTAGTTAAACAGCGAAAAATCCAGGATGTTGCAGAGTTGGCGCGCATCTTTGATGTTTCGGTTAATGCTATGAGTTATCGTCTTAAGAAGTTAGGATTTATTTAATGGCAGATGTCTCTGATGATGTAACAACAACAACAATTACTTTTGAAGAGGCACAAGAAGCGTTTAAGGATAAACAGCAGGCCAGACGTTTTAAGTCAGTAGCATTTTACGGCGCATGCACTATCGTATGCGCCTTTCTTTTGGCTTTGTTGTACTGGCTTGTGTGGTGGCCCTCTACGTCTTTCGATCTTCATCAATTTGCAGGTGGTATTGCCGACCCCAACAAGTACGCCAGTTTCATATCGCAGACAAAAACTATTTGGGGCATAGGGATAATTACCCTTGCTGCTATTCCAACCACTCTGGCTCTGGCACTACTTCGCTTTGCATTTGGTGCATCAGCAAAGAATGAGAAAGATGATATCCCCAGCGTCTGGTTATCACTGGCAAAAGAAGTCGTTGATGTTATCAAGCAATACATCGCAAAAAAAACCTAAACCGGCCACAGTGCCGGTTTTTTATATTCAGATCAAAAAGCAGCGCCTCGCGTTAAATGATTTTTTTGATATACATCAATTTTAATAAGTTGTATTTCTCATGCAGTTTAGCAAAATCATTGAACAATTAAGTGGTGCTTAAATATCCATTGCACTTAATCATTAGCACCCCAATAATTACATTCATAATTAATCAGGCCTGATTACTTTCGATATTAGTTATCACCTTTAAATGGAGATCAACAGTGTGAAAGTAGTTAACTTATCTTTGCCGGAGAATGGTTTAGTTCTTGTCGATTGTGAACGCCGTCAGATCGTCGGAAAGGTAGAAGAAACAGAGACGCGCAGCGGCAAGAGGAAATTACCTGATCGGGTGCTATTCACGCGATTTGGCAAATCCAGCTGGAAACCGATAACGCTAAGGAAAGATGAGTTTGTGTGCTCTTTGAAGTCGCTAAACGAAATGGTATCTGATGTGCTTTGTAATGAAGCAAATGATGCCTGGTTTTAGGTATAATCCCCCCAAGCCTGAACAGCTTACTGAGTAACACTGTGCCATAGAACGGAGTTTATGGCGCAGATGCACATCCTGAAACATCCCTATCAAGCGCTGATCGCGGCATTGTTCGCGACCAGTGCTTTTTCGCATTCAGCGTTCAGCCTCTACGGAGGTGCGGCGTGAGTTTCCCCAAAGACGGCGTAAAGCTGCACAAATCCAATCTTTCCGCCATCGGTCAGAAATTGCAGACAATGCTGGCCGCTGGCGAATGCTATCGCCTGATTATCAAGCCCTGGCGCGATAAGCGCAGCCTTTCGCAGAACAACCTTAGCCATATGTGGTACCAGGAGTTAAGCGACTACCTGATCAAACGTGGCAAAACCTTCGCCACGCCTGAGTGGGTTAAAGATGCGATGAAGCATACCTATCTTGGCTATGAACAGCGCGAGATGATCGATGTAATCACCGCCGAGAAAACTTCTATTCGCTCGCTTCGGCATACCTCCGATCTCGATACCGGCGAAATGCATTTTTTCATGACGCAGGTAGAAGGGTGGGCGCTGAATATCGGCTGCCGACTCACCATTCCCGATGATTGTGAATATGCGCAGCTGCGCGACAAGCAGGGGGCATGATGGCAAAGAAAGCTGCATGTCTATTTTGCGGCAAGCCCGCCACGCTGCTTTGCGATGGCTGGCTTGGTTTTCCTCCGCACAGTGAAGAACCCGACAAAATTTCTGCATTTGAGCCGTATACGTGCGATGCCCCGATGTGTGCTGAATGCGCCACAAATAATGGGCATTACCACTTCCGTATCCGCGGGCGTTGTCATGTTGACACTACAGATTATTGCCCTGTATGTGCCGATCTGCCGCGCGCCAGCCGCCGCATTATTCACTCGCCAGATCAGGCCAGTACCATCCGCATGGCGCACTGGAACAGTTATCTAAACGGCTATCGCCGACAGTTAATTGCAATTCAGGGAGGTGGTCAGCAATGCCTGCCGTTCTGAACACATACCAAAGAGGGGGAGATCATGGCTGACCTTCGTAAAGAGGCGCGCGGCATCGAATGTCAGGTGCGCATTCCTGGCGTATGCAATCACAACCCTGAAACCAGTGTTTTGGCGCATATCCGGCTGCCTGGCTCTTGCGGAACGGGGATCAAACCGCCCGATCTGTTAGCGACTATAGCTTGTAGCGCCTGTCACGATGAGATCGACCGGCGCACGCGGCTAACCGATGCGGATTATGCGCACCTATGCGCGCTTGAAGGCATGGCGAGAACGCTGCTCATCTGGCTGAAAAAAGGGCTGATTAAATGACACCTGATTACCACTTTATTCTTCCTTTCCCGCCGAGTGTAAACACCTACTGGCGACGTAATGGGGCGCAGTATTTCATTGCAGCGAAAGGCCGCGAGTACCGCCGGGCCGTGATGGAGATCATCCGCCAGCTGGGGCTGGATAATAAATCCAGAGCGCGCATGAAGATAAAGATCATCGCTGATATGCCAGATCGCCGTCGTCGTGACCTGGACAACCTGCTTAAAGCCGTTTGCGATTCATTGGAGCATGCAGGTTTTGTTCTCGATGATAACCAGTTTGACGAAATTCACCTTAAACGCGGCGATGTTTTCCCCGGTGGCCGCCTTAGCATCAAAGTAACGGAGATTGAGCAGTGAGAGCGCAGGATTACGAATTCATCAGGCATCAGTTATTCACGGCAACAGCCGATCTGAGCGGTTCCACGAAAGGCCAGTTGCAAGCCTGGCTGGAGGATGCCCAGTACACCACCGACACATTCAAGCGTAAAAAGCCAACGTATATCGACGAGGTTACAGGAGTGCTGGTTACGCCGGATAACCCGCCAATCCCCGGAAAACAGACCCGCGCCAAAGGATCGCATATTCCACTGGTGCTACCTATCGAGTACGCAACAGCAAGCTGGCGGCGCGCCGTTCTGGCGCTGGAGCCAAATGAAAGCGCCTGGCTGCTGTGGTGCTATGGGGATGCCACACGTTATGCCTATCAGGTAGAGATCGTGCGCTGGGGGTGGGAAGCGTTCACTGCCGGGCTTGAAGGAAAGCGTATCGCAGCTAAGACGCTGGACCGTATGCGCGCTCTGGTGTGGTTGGCAGCGCAGGATGTTAAGCGCGAACTGCGCGGTGGTGAATCCTGCTATCAAGCCTGTGAGCTGGCCCGCCTGTCAGGTGTATCAAAGTACAACTGGTCGAGAAATTACTCTGCGTACTTTGACTATCTACGCAATATTTTTCTTGAGTTGGATATGGGCGCGCTGGCGGGGGCTAATGCAAAACGGAGAGAACAAAAAAACATCGAAAAAACGTTAACGTGTTGCAAAAGTTAACTAAAAGAGCTAGATTATCCCTAAATTTGATATCATCGCCGAAATTATAGAAACCCGCCTTTGTGCGGGTTTTTGCGTTTTAAGCTGTCGGATTTATAGCTCGGCTAAACGTTCGGTTAAATGATCCCTTAGTGCCTGAGCAAACCTTGCTTTGTCCTGTTGGTTGGTGCAATCGGAATATGCCAGCCTATCAGTTAGCCGAAATGCCGTATTAAAGAATTTTTCGCGCTGCTTTTCGTCGAGAGCGTCAAAAAGCGCGGCCATTATTATTTTGCTGGTGATTTCATCAATTTCATTATGGTCAATATCCATGTTATAGCCCTCTAAGTTATGTTAATGGGCGAACATTAACACCTTCTTTTGTAAGGTTAAATCTTCAAAGCAGTAATAAGTTCTGTTATGGCTCGCTATGACGGGCCTTTTTCACACCCGCGCCACGCCCGGCGCATGACACAAATAAACCATTATGACTGAACCCCTGACTGTATCAGCGGGCATCGCTACGGGTAGTGTTGGCATGACTATCGCCACGCTCTTTCCGGACGCGACGCCTGCGGTAATGCTGTGTTCTTTGGGTGGTGCCGCGCTGTATGTATTAAAAGCGGATGAGCATCAGCCCTGGAAGCAAGTTGTATTCGCCTTGGTTTCCTTCATGGGCGGTATGTATTTCGGCGGAACGGCGGCAGACATTAGCGCCGCATTGATAAATGCTGCGCTTCACAAGCTGACGCCGCCCGTCACCGTCACTGTTTCCCGCCCCGTTGGTGCGCTGGTGGCGTCTGCCATTTCCGTTACCGTGCTGCTGCGCATCATGGCCCGTTCCCGTCATAAAGGGGAGGGCAGCGAATGAACCCTGATTTTTTGCTTCTACAGGCAAATGCCCTTGTATGCCTTCTCACAATGATGCGCCTGCTGGTCGTTCGTAAACGTGAACGAAGCCGGTTGATCTCGCTGGTGGCCTACGCGCTGATCCTCGCCTGTGGCTGGAAGGTCTTCCGCATCTGGACTGGTACTGGTCAGACAGACCTGGCGCAATTCGTTATCAATCTGTCGCTGTGCGTAACGATCATGTGCGCGCGCGGCAAACTCTCAAAAGTCGCCGGAGGATTAGATGGCTGAATTACCCTGGATCAAAGAGGCGCGTCGCTTCATTGGTGAGCGTGAAATCAAAGGCCCAGAACACAACCCGCTGATCGTGCAGTGGTGGAAAGACATTAAACGCGGGGGCATTAAGGACGATGAAACGGCGTGGTGTGCAGCGTTTACCGGGGCCATGCTGGAGCATGTCGGGATCCGTTCCACCCGTTTCGAGTCTGCAAAATCGTATCTGGACTGGGGCATCGAGCTGAAAGAGCCGGTATACGGCTGCGTGGTGGTGTTCACCCGTACCGGCGGCGGCCATGTTGGTTTCGTGGTCGGTCGTGACGAAAAAGGCAATTTGCTGGTGCTGGGCGGCAATCAGGGCGACGCGGTGAGCATTGCAGCATTCAGCGTTTCGCGTGTCAGTGGTTATCGCTGGCCGTCTGGCGTGTCTTTCGTTCCTGGATCTTTGCCGCTGGGCAGCGCTGCGCCTTCAACGAGTGAAGCATGAAAAAGCTGATCACGATCGGTCTGGTGCTGGCGGTCGTCGTGCTGGGGTGGGCCGCTGATCACTACTACGGTAAAGCGGTGGACTGGCGGGACAAATACCGGGCCGCCTGGAGCACCACACAGCAGCAGGCCGACACGATAAACAGCATGCAGGAAAGGCAACAATCTCTTGCCGTCCTCGATGCAAAACACACGAAGGATTTAGTTGATGCACAAAACAAGATTGCTGCTCTTGAGCGTGATGTTGCCGCTGGCCGTAAGCAGCTGCAAGTCCACGTCCGTTGCCCCGCCGTGCCAGCGGGTAAATCCACCGGCACCACCGGCATGGATGATGGAACCCGCGCCCGACTTACTGACGCCGCTGAACGGGATTATTACACCCTCAGAAAGCGCATCGAAACAGCCCGCAAGCAGATAGAAGGCATGCAGGATTACATCCGCCAGCAATGCATGACACCACAATCAACAGCCTCGCAGTAAAGCGGGGCTTTTTACTTTTACGGAGATCCGTATGGGGTATTTCACTGATTTGATTAAGCGTTGGTTTAAGCGAGACAAAACGCGGAAAGAGCGCAGCGCTATTAAGCATACGACGGTAACCCCGCTATATGGCAGATCAACCGGGCAAACCGACTCATACGATCCCATGAGCCTGACCAGCCCACTTAATCCGGCGAATGCGCTTAGCCCTTTATGGTCTGAACCATCCGCCACTTGTTCGGATAACTCGCATGATTTTTCATCCCACTGCCATCACAGCGGGGGTTATGACAGTGGGGGTTATGACAGCGGTACATGCGACACAAGCAGCTACGGCTGCGATTGATGTAGCGCCTCGCAATAGCGGGGCTTTTTTATTGGGAGAAAGAGATGGATTTGACGTTCATGCTGGCTGCCTACGGCTCAGTAGGCGTAACGCTGCTGTTAATCGCTGGTGGATGGGTAACAGTACGTGAGTATTTCAGGCGCAAGGCGGCAGAGAAACAGGCCGAGATCGATGCTCTGGTTGAAAAACGGATAGCTGAGAAGCAAGCGCAAACCAACACCTAACACATTTTCTCGATAGGACTACCCCAGCGGGCGGTGGGGCAAATAACACCCGCAGCATAAGCGCCGGTCGGCCCCAGGCCTAATCCTTGCCGGTGGCTTGTGCGGACAGCCGGAAAGACGGCTTTAAGAACACATTTGGCAGTAGTGAGTTAGGGAACCATGAATGTCATTAAGCGCTTAATTTGTAAACACTACTACCGATCTTATCGCACCATTTATGGTGATGAAATTATTGGCCGAGGTTATAAGCGTTACGAAATCCGCTGTGTTAAATGCGGCAATCACAAATTCAGCCATGTTCCAGCGCCTCGCTAAAATCTAACGATTCAAACACATAACTCACAGCTGATTGTCGGTGTTAGTTTGGGCGTAACATTGACGATCACGTCATAAGTGCATGATTGCAAAGTTAAAAATTACGTGTAGTCTGTATTGTGAACAACGACATGAGGCTATTTATGGAACAGATAATTGTAACCATTGAGGGCTGCGGCATTGGGCCGCTGAAAGCGGGAAGGGATATTAATGCGCAGGGAGGGTATGAAACCCTTACTTTCGAAAGCAAAAACTTTGCAGATTTAAACGGCAAAAGTATTGCTGAGTTTGTTTTTCGTAATCTCAATGGTGCGAACCTCCTTGAGGTGCGGACGCAAAACCAACTGCTTGGCTTTTATACTCTGCTTCATTCGAGCCATGACAGGCTTGTCCTGGAGAGGGAATCCTAAGCTCAAATAAACAAATACAACACCGCCTCCGGGCGGTTTTTTTATGCCTGATCGAGAGAGAACCATGAATAAATCGTTGATGCTCTGCGGCCTTCTCGCCGTTGCCGTTCTTACTGGTTGTACTGATGCCGAACGCTCAAAGCTCGCCGCCTACGGCGCGCCCCATGAGGTGCAGTGCTGGAACTACCACCAGGAGATTTATAAAGGCACCACGACCGGCCGCATCATGCACGACAAGCAGGGCAGCAGCGATACGATTTCGTTTGAGGATAAAGAAACAGGCGAGTTGGTGGAGATCATGTTGGGCCAATCTTCGACCTGCATCATCAAGGTTAAAGCGTAATGGATACCGAAAACTTATTTATTTGCGCCTGCGTCTGTGTCCTTCTCAGCTTTTTTGGCTGCCTGGCTTATATCAACCACAACGACAACGCAACTATGGCGCGCATGGTGAAGGATGGCGCTAACCCGGTTGCAGCGTACTGCGCTGTAAAGGGCGTCAAAGCTGGAAGCGATGCAACGTGTAGGCTTGCTATCGCTAATTAAGCGGCCATTACAAAGCCTGTCCGCCTGGGCGGGTTTGATAATGGTTAAAGGAGAAATGTATGGCAAAACCAGACTGGGAGGCCATCGAGTCAGCCTACCGGGCTGGCTTGCTGTCACTCCGTGAAATTGCTTCACAGCACGGCATCAGTGAAGGTGCCATTCGTAAACGCGCAAAGCGTGATAAATGGTCGCGTGACCTGAGCGCCAAAGTTAAAGAACGCTCAGATGATCTGGTACGCAAGGCAGAGGTACGCAAAAAGGTACGCAGTGAAACCACTTTGACCGAGCGCGTACTGATCGAGGCTACCGCCGAGGTAATCGCAAACGTTAGGATGGAACATCGGGGAGATATTCGCCGGGCGCGTGAGATTACCAACATGCTCTTTGATGAGCTGGCCGCCGAGTGTGCCGATGTTGAGGCACTGGAAAAGCTCGGTGAGCTTATGCATTGCCCTGACGACAAAGGACGCGACAAACTAAATGAGCTGTATCACTCGATCATTTCAATGCCTGAGCGGGTTAAATCAGCAAAGGCGCTCTCCGAGGCGTTAAAAAACCTTATCGGTCTTGAGCGCCAGGCTTATGACATCGGCAGCAATACCGCCGACGATGCGACCCAAAAGCTGTCTGATCTTATGGATGAGCTTTCAGGGGGTGCCTGATGGCGCTTAAACCTGAACATCTGGCCCGGCTTAGGGATAAGTTCTGGCGGCTTAACAATCTGTACTGGATCACCGATAAACGCGGGAAACCGGTACGCTTCAGAATGACCCCCGAACAGATGGCCTACTTCGAGGGGATGCATACGCGAAACATCATCCTGAAGGCGCGTCAGCTCGGCTTTACAACGTTGGTGTGCATCATTCAGCTGGATGCCGCGCTGTTTGAGGGCGCAAAGTGCGCGCTGATCGCACATACCCTAAACGACGCAAAGCGCCTTTTCCGCGAGAAAATCAAATATGCCTATGATCGACTCCCCGCCGAAATACGGGCGGCCAACCCTGCGTCTAATGATGCAGCTGGTGAGCTGGTTTTTAAGAAGGGCGGCTCGCTCTATGTTTCAACGTCTTTTCGTGGCGGCACGCTGCGTTATCTGCATGTTTCCGAGTTCGGGAAGATTTGCGCCAAGTATCCTGACAAAGCGCGAGAAATTGTTACCGGTGCTTTCGAAGCAGTATCAACTGACTGTTTCACGACGATTGAAAGCACAGCAGAAGGCCGCGCGGGCTATTTCTTCGATTACTGCCAGACTGCGGAAAAAGCGGCGTTATCTGGCGCGACCCTCTCTCAACTAAGCTGGAAATTCTTCTTTTTCAGCTGGTGGATGAACCCGCAGTATGCGATTGACCCGGTTGAGCCTCTACCGCAGCGCCTGCGCGATTATTTCGATGAACTGGAGGCAAAGCACAGCCTAAAGCTCAGTGACCGCCAGAAAGCGTGGTATCAGGCCAAAGAAACCACCCTCGGCGACGACATGAAACGGGAATACCCGTCGATCCCTGCCGAGGCGTTCCAGCAGTCTGTTGAGGGCGCTTACTACGCGAAACAATTCGCCGTCCTCTACTCACAACGCCGCATCGGCCAGCTGCCTGACAATAAACACTTACCGGTTTACACGTTCTGGGATCTCGGCGTCGGTGACTCGACGGCGATCTGGTTTGTGCGCGTGGTCGGTAATGAGTTCCATGTTATCGACTACTACGAGAACAGCGGCGAAGGGCTTCGTCATTACATGAAGATCCTAAAGGACAAGGGCTACACCTACGCCGAGCACTGGGCACCCCACGATATTGATAACCGCGAGTTCGCGAACGACGGCAAATCCCGCCGCCAGCTGGCGCGCGAGGGGTACGAGGTAGACGGCGAAATCTATTCCATATCGTTCAATGTGGTGCCGAAGCTGGGTGTGGATGAGGGGATCGAGCTGGTGCGCGAAATACTCCCACGTTGCGCGTTTGACAGCGCGAAATGTGAGGAAGGCATAAGCCACCTGGAAGCCTACCGCAAAGAGTGGGACGCCAAGCGGGGATGCTGGAAAGACAACCCATTGCACGACTTCACTTCGCACGCCTCAGACGGTTTTCGCTATTTCGCCGTAGCGATGAGCCGCACGAAACCAGCGGCGAATATCAAAATAGGATTTAGCTACTAATGGCAGACCTGAACATTGATTACCACCATCCTGCCTGGTCTGAGTTTTCCGACGAGTGGCGCATGGTGGCCGACTGCGTGGACGGCGAGCGCGCCATTAAGCGCAAAGGCAAGCGCAGGATGGTGTATCTGCCCCATCCGTCCAGCGACTGGCAGACCAGCGATCCGCAACTGACCCGGTATAACGCCTATGTGACGCGAGCGCCGTTTCTCAACGCCACCGGGCGAACTTTGCAGGGGCTGCTGGGCATTGCCTTTTCCAAACCCTTAAAAATTGAGCTTTCCGGCGCGCTGGACGTGCTGGCGGGCGACGTAGACGGGCAAGGGCTTTCGCTCGATCAGATGGCGCGTGATGCGGTATCGCAAAACCTCCAGAAAGGACGAGCCGGTATTCTGACCGATTACACTGGCAGCGGGGAGCAACCACTTGCCCGCACCGGTCGCCCGGTGTTGAAACTTTACAAGGCCGCGCAGATCATCAACTGGCGCGTGACCAAAGGCAAAACCTCACTGGTTGTGCTGAAAGAGTTTGAAGCCGTGGATCTCCCGGATAATTTCCGGCTGGAGTTGCGCCTGAAATGGACGGAGCTTCGATTGATTGATGGCAAGGCCCATGTGCGCATCTGGAAGCAATCAGCTGAGGAAGGCGTGAAGGCTACCGACCTAGCGCCGATTCTCGATCAGGCTGGTAACGCGCTTACTGATCTTCCGTGGTCATGGATTGGGGCCAACAACAACGATCACACGCCGGACGCGCCGCCGCTGGCGGATATCGCCTCGGTTAACATCAAACACTACCAGGCAGAAGCGAATATCGCGGAGATCGCCCACCTTTGTGGGAACCCAACACCAGCCGTTTCAGGGCTTAATGAGTCCTGGGCGGATAGATACCTGAAAGAAGGTATCCGCATCGGCTCTACGACTGGCGTGCTTCTGCCTGTTGGTGGAAAGCTTGAAATTGTTCAGGCTGAGGATCGGAACCTCCCCATCATTGTGGCTGAGCGTCGCGAAAAACAGATGGCAATGCTTGGCGCGAAGCTGGTAGAGCGTGGCACATCATCCAGAACGGCCACACAAGCCGCAGATGAGGCACAAACCGATAATTCAATCCTCTCGCTTTGCGTGGGGAATGTGGAAGCCGCCATAAATCGCGCTCTCGCGTTTGCTGCGGCCTTTGCTGGTGGCAGCGGCACGATCACCATCAATAAGCGGTACGAAGTCGCCCAGCTCGACTCGCAAGCCATCTCAACGCTGCTGGCTGCGGTGCAGAGTGGGAAAATGTTGCTGGTGGATTTCATCCGTTACATGCAATCCATCGGATTGGTCGATCCAGCGGCCAAGCCAGAGGAAGTGGAAACCGCGTTGCGTGCGCAGTCAGACCTGATCGGCAATACCTACGAGCAGGATAATGATGATGGTGACAATTAACGATCAGTTGCGCGATGAAGCGATCAGCCATGCGCTCTACGTGGCGCGCTATGGCAACGGCGCGGCCCGCAAAATGATCCGGCTACTAAACGAGGCTGATTCTCTGTTATCTGCGGAGTTATTAAACGTCCTCGATGGTGTAGACGCGGCGACATGGAGCGAGCGCCGCCTTGCTTCCCTGCTGGCGTCTGTACGCCGCCTTAATCACAAGGCATACCAACCCGTTACGGAGGCGCTGAAAAGCGAGCTAGCGGCATTTGCCGGGCATGAGGCGGGCTATCAGTTTGACCTTTTCAACCAGTTATTGCCGGATTCCGTATTAAGCCACGTTGAGCTGCAAGCGATCACGCCTGATCAGGTTTACGCGGCGGCAGCCTCGCGACCTTTTCAGGGGCGGCTATTGTCTGAATGGGCCACCAATCTGGAAGCCGACCGGTTGACGAAAATCACCAACGCGGTACGCATGGGTTACCTGTTAGGAGAAACCACCGAGCAGATCACCCGCCGCGTGGTTGGCACCAAAGCGGCCAATCGCGAGGATGGAGCAATTCAAGGCAACCGGCGCAACCTGGCGGCGGTGACCCGAACGGCCATAGCCCATGTAGCCAGCACGGCCCGCCAGTCATTTGCCAAAGCTAACAGTGATTTGGTGAAGGGCAAGCAGTGGCTATCGACGCTCGATACCCGGACAACCACGATCTGCATTGTTCGTGACCGACTGAAATACACGCTGGATGGGAAGCCCATCGATCATAACGTGCCATACCTGCGCGGGCCGGGCAGGGCGCATTTCTGCTGCCGTTCTACCGAGACACTGATCCTCAAATCCTGGCGGGAATTGGGGATCGATGTTGACGAAATGGACGCTGGCACCCGCGCCAGCATGGACGGGCAGACACCCGGCGACACTACCTATTCAGAATGGCTACAGCGCCAGCCCTACGACCGGCAAAAAGCCGTCTTGGGCAAAGAGCGTGCCGACCTGCTGCGCGCCGGGAAACTGAAGGTGCCGGACTTCTTTAACGACCGGGGGGAATTCTTAACCCTCGATCAGCTGCGGCAACTTGAGCCGCGAGCTTTCAAATAATCCCAAAGGGCTGCCAGTGGCGGCCCTTTTTCTTTCCTGCGGCCAGAGGCCGCGACCATCTCGACGGAGTTGATGATGCTCAAATTCAAAATTGATAAAGCCGCCTTTGACGCGCTATCAGACGACCAAAAAGCCATGTATCAGGAAGCCGGTGAAGGCTACCAACTGGCGATTGAGGGCTTGCCAGACGTATCCGGCCTGGAAGCCAAAGTGAACGAGCTGCTGGTCGATAAGGAGGCCGCCGAGAAGGCAGCACGCGAAGCAGCAGAGGAAAAGGCCCGCAAAGAAGGTGATGTTGCCGCCATCGAAAACAGCTGGAAACAGAAACTGGCTGATACCGAAGCGCGCTATCAGAGCCAGATCGAGAACCTGAACGGCTCGCTTAATACGCTGCTGGTGGACAACGTGGCGCAGAGCCTCGCCACCAAATTAGCTGGCGAAGCCGCGCCGGTAATGCTGCCTCATATCAAGAGCCGCTTATCTGTGGAAATGAAGGACGGCAAGCCAGTTACCCGCGTACTCGATGCAGACGGCAAGCCATCGGCTTTAACCGTTGACGAGCTGGGCGCGGAATTTACCGGCAATAAAGCCTTTGCTGGCGTAATTATCGGATCAAAAGCAAGCGGCACCGGCGGCGCTGGTGACCCTTCGAAACCTGTTAGCGGAGCTGACGGACTGGGCGGCAACGACCTTGTGAGCGAAGCCGCGAATATTATTAAAAATATGGGAATTGAATAATGACTCTCCACATTTTCGAAACACAAGTTTCTACCGCTGCCACCGAGCTGGTGGCTCAGCAAGTGCAAAAATTTAATACCGCTTCCGGCGGCGCGCTGGTGATGGGATCTGGCGATCACATCGGTGATTACATTGAGCGCACCAGCTGGCAACTAATTGGCGGTCTGGCGCAACGCCGTAATGCCTACAAAGACGGCGATCTGACCCCGGATGAACTGGGCCAGATTTTGGATCGCATGATCAAGATCGATGGCCGTATTGGCCCGGTTTCTATCACGCCAACCATGATGAAGCGTTTGGGTAAAAGCGTAGATGAGGCGTCTGCTGTAGTGGCTGCGCAGGCTACCGAGGCGATGCTTCAGGATTACCTTAACTCTACCTGCGGCGCGCTGCTGGCTGCCATCAAAGGCAACACCAATATGATCACTGATCTTTCCAGCGCCGAGGGCGTGAAACCGTCGCTGGCGGGCCTGAACAAAGGCGCACGTCCGATGGGTGATGCGTTCTCGCGTCTGGTGGCATGGGTAATGGATGGCGCGACCTATAACGACTTCATCGATGAGTCGCTGACCAACGCCAACCGCCTGTTTCAGATCGGCAATGTGAACATCATGCAGGATGGGCTGGGCCGTCGCTTCGTGATTTCCGATATTCCGGCGCTGGCAGAAGGCAACCTTCAGCACGTTCTCGGCCTGACTGCTGGCGCTGCTGCGGTACAGACCTCCCCACTCAGCATGCTGGCGCAGCCGGTGTTGGGCAAAGAGAACCTGAAAGCGCTGATGCAGGGCGAATACGACTACACCGTGGGCCTCAAGGGTTACCAGTGGGCCGATAACGCCATTAAGTCACCAACCGATGAACAGCTGACCACCACCAAAAACTGGAAGAAAGTACGCACCAGCGATAAAGACACCGCTGGCGTACTGGTGACCTTCGGCAAAAAGGCTGAGGCAAAAAAGTAACATCCGTAACTGTTAGCGGCCCGGCGAGCGTGAATGTTGGCGAAACCATCACGCTAACCGCCGCCGTTGAACCTGCCGACGCTGAAAGCTACACCCTTGTGTGGTCTGTTGATGATGAATCATTAGCGACCATCGACCCCAAAACCGGGGAATTGGCGGGCGTGGCTGCTGGCACCGCTGGCGCTGTCTGTACCGCACAGAACAGCGACGGCAGCGAGGTAGCCAGTGAGGCGCATGCAGTTACGGTTACGGCACCAGCGTAACACTAAGGGGCTTCGGCCCCTTTTTTATGGAGTTCCACATGATCGATAACGACCCGGCTTCGCCGACGTTTAACAGCTATGGAGACGTGGCGGGCCTGCTGGCTTTTGCTTCATCGCGTGGCTATGACGTGTCGGAGGAATCCGCCGAAATGTTGCTGTTTCAGGCTCTCGACTACCTGAACCTACAACCCTGGGCGGGACGACCAACGAAACGGGGCCAGCCACTGCCGTGGCCGCGCGCTGGCGTGGTGGTCGGGGGCGAAGCTATCCCTGACGATGAAATCCCGCAGGCGCTCATACAGGCCCAATACCGGCTGGCTGTGTCGGCGCAGGAAATCGACCTGATGCCGGGCTACGGTGGTGCGCAGGCGCTGCAAGAATCGGTGAGCGGTGCAGTGTCCATCACATACAGCGAACAGACGCTTGGATCAGGGGTTTACTTCCCCTGGCTACGCCAGCTTTTGGGGGATCTGTTGGGCGCGGGCGCATCGTCCGTTAACTTTCGCGTGATGAGGGATTGAACCATGCCGATCAGTTACCCGCGAATGAGGGCCACGGCTAAAAGGCTACTCACCGGAAACGGCACCATCTGGAAGGTCACCAGACCGGGAAAGGTGGAGGTGATCGCCGGGGTGGAGCACGCCCGGCCAGAGACTCATTTTGATGCTATTGGCGTTCGTAGTGACTATAAACCAGCAGAGGTGGACGGCTCGCTGATCATCGGTGGCGACGTGCGAATCGTGTTTACCGCTGATCAGGTACTGCTGGTGGGCGATCTGGTAGATATCGATGGTAAGCCGTATCGAATTGTTAACCCTAACCCGGTTAAGCCCGCTGATCTGGTGCTTTGCTACCGGGCGCAGTTGAGGGCATAACATGAGCGAAAACGCCGCATTTATGGCTTCCATTAACGCATTCGTGAGCAAAGCTAAGGCCAATCAGGAATTAGTGGTACGTGCAGGCAGCCTGCGCATTTTGGCCCGGCTGGTGCAAATGTCGCCCGTTGATACCGGGCGCTTTCGTGGAAACTGGCTGGTGGGCTTTAACAACGCGCCGGATGGCACGCTTGCAACAGTTGATAAGACCGGCAGCGAGACGATAGCTCGCGGATCGCTAGTGATTGAACAGTTTAAGGTGGGTATGACGTCGGTTTACTTCACCAATAACCTGCCTTATGCCTACGCGCTGGAAATGGGCCATTCACAGCAGGCACCCGGCGGCATGGTGCGCATCACCGCCGCAGAGTTTCAGCGCTTCTTTGATGCCGCTGCGCAGGAGGTGCGGACGTGATCCCTGACATTGGCGCGGCCATGAATGCTCGATTGGGGGCATGGGCCGATGAGCAGGAAATCCCGCTAATCATTGAGAACTGCCAGGCAGACAAGCCCGGAGGCCTGTTTCTGGAATCGTTCGACATGCCAGCGACACCCCATACGCTCGATCTCGGCCTGACCTGCCACGTTTACACCGGAATTTTTCAGGTGAACATCGTAGTGCCGGTCGGCAGCGGAACGAGCACAGCGCGCTCTGTGGCGCGCAAGGTGGCAGATCTTTTCCCAGAAGGTCAAATAATTAAGGGCGATGGTTTCGCCTGCTGGGTAAGCGCACAGCCCGCGATTTATGCTGGTGTGCTCAACCCACGAAAAACCCGCTATTCAATCCCGGTAAGCATCTCTTACCGCGCTGATATTTCCAGCTAACCCGGCATCCGCCGGGTTTTTTATTTCCATCATTCACAAGGAGGCCACAATGGGCTTTCAACTTCCGAACGGCTCAACCATTCAGGTGGGATCTGAGTTCGGCGACGAAATTAAAGTTACAGCCGTATCTAACGCCAAAGGCGCGGTTTTCAGCTGCGAAGAAGGGCATGGGCTGGTGGTAGGCGATGAAGTGCTGATCACTTCGGGCTGGCCGCTTATTAACTATCTGGCCGCCCGTATCAGCGACGTGGGCGTAGACGATAACACCGTAACCATCGGGGTAATCGACTCGACTGATGAGAACTTTTTCCCGAAAGGTAATGGCATCGGCTCGCTACGCAAAATCACCGCATGGACTCTGATCCCGCAGATCACCGAGCTTTCACAATCCGGCGGCGATCAGCAGTACATCCAGATCCAGTTTCTGGAGGACGACCGCCAGCGCAACTTGGCGACCTACAAGGCCGCGAAAACGCAGACTATTACCCTGGCGCACGATTCCAGCCTGCCGATCTATGAGGTGCTGAAAAAGGCCGACCGCCGGGGCGATACGTTGCCGCTGAAAATGTACGTGCCTAAAGCCACCGAAACCCGGTACTGGAGCGGCACCCCATCATTCGATCCGCAGCCGCAAACTGCCCCTAACACCGTGGAAACGGTGCAGGTTTCGTTTGCCGTTAAGTCTATGGACATGGCGTTTTACAAAGACGCAGAAGCAAAAATCTAACCTAATTGATGCCCCGGCAACGGGGCAAAATGGAGAATGCCCGTGACTACTAAATTTACCCTTCAACCAAACCCGACATTCAAAGCTGACGTTAAGATCCCCCGCGCTGGTGAAGAAGATGGTGTGCTTACTTTCACGTTTAAACATTATCCGCTAGACCAGCTGGCGCACCTTGAAAAACTCGACGAAAAGACCGCCATCGATTTTGTGGCCGACATTGCCACCGCCTGGGCGCTTCCAGACGAATTTAACCGCGATAACCTGGAAACCCTGCTGAACAACTACCCCAGCGCGCTGAAGGCGATCACGGAAACCTACTATCGCGAGCTATTGGGTAACCGCGAAAAAAACTGATCCGGGCTGCGTCTGCGTTCTATACGCCTGAACCTACCGCCGAAGAGCTTGCCGCTTGGGGCATGACTGCGGACGACTTCGACGACGAAGTGATCGAGGTGTGGCCTGACTGCTGGGATGCATTCTGCATCTTCCAGGCATGCGCCACACAGTGGCGGGCCGGGGCGAACGGTGCAACCGGCCTTGATTACAACGTCTTGCCGTGGCTTATGAAGTTACACGGTGTAAAGGACGAGGCAGCAGCCCTGAGAGATATCCGCGTTATGGAGCGCGTCGCACTGAATACGATTTATGAGAATCAGGGGGCGGAATGAGTGATATCGCCACAATTTCCCTTCGCGTAAACACCGGCGATTTAGAGCGCGGGAACAGAGCGCTAAACGACTTCCAGCAAACAGCCGGTGGGGCAGCGAAGCAAGCCGACGATCTGAATGCCAGCTTTCGAGCCGGGGCCACCAGCCAGAAGCAGAGCGCGGCCAGCATTCGGGAGCAAAAGCAGGAATTACAAGCACTGCTGAACAAGATTAGCCCCGTAAACAAGGCGCTGGATGAACTGGACACTATTCAGCAAAACCTCGCCAATTTTCGCGGCAAATCACTGTTGAGCCTTGAACAGTACGAGCGCTATAACGAAATTCTGGAAACCACGCGCACCAAACTGCTTGAAACGCAGGAGGCGGAAACGGCAGAAGGGCGGGCGCGACTGGAACAAGCCAGGGCGGCGCAGCGTGCGGCAGCTACGGCACAAACCTTTGTTGCTTCGTTAGAAGAACAGGTAAACGCTATCGGCAAAACCCGCACAGAGCTGCTGGAGCTGAAAGCAGCCCAACTGGGCGTTTCACAGCAGACGGCACCACTGATCGCCCGTTTGCGTGAGCAGGACGAGGCGTGGAAAAGAGGCGGCATCAGCGCGGGCCAGTATCAGCAGGCGATGCGCATGTTGCCTATGCAGATCACCGACGTTGTGACTTCTCTCGCGTCGGGAATGCCAATCTGGATGGTTGCGATTCAGCAGGGCGGCCAGATCAAGGATTCGTTTGGAGGCATCAGTAATGCATTAAAAGGCGTTATGAGTGCAATCACGCCCACCAAGCTTGCAATGGGCGGGCTGGTGGGTGTGGCTTCTCTGCTTATTACAGCCTGGTACAAGGGGAGCAAAGAGGCAGATGCCTTTAACCGGCAGTTAATTCTGACAGGCAATTATGCAGGCAAAACTGCCGGGCAGCTCAATACGCTGGCTCGCACCATTTCACGCGGGGGCTTCACCCAGGGAGAAGCGGCCAGCGCTCTGGCTAAAGTGGTTGGCACCGGCAAATTCAGCGGATCTGAGCTGGCGCAGGTGACAAAGGCCGCGCTGGCGATGGAGCACGCAGTGGGCCAGTCAGTCGAGGCCACGATCAGCAACTTTGAAAAGCTGAAAAATGCCCCCTCCCAAGCATCCGAAGAACTTAATCAGCGCCTGCATTATCTGACTTCAGCCCAGTTTGATTACATTTCATCGCTAGAAAGGCGGGGAGACAAGGAAGCCGCAGCAGCAGAGGCAGTAAGGCTTTACTCTGATGCAATGGAACGGCAGGGCAAAGAGATCTCCAATAGCCTCGGTTATATTGAGCGAGCCGCAAATGCGGTCACCAATGCCGCAAAGGATATGTGGGATCAGCTGTTGAACATTGGCCGTCCTGAGTCAATGGAAGATCAGCTAAACAAGCTCAAAGCCGACCTGGAAGAACGGCAGAAGGCGCTTAAACCTGAGCGCCAGCGTATGGGGTTTGGTTACAGCTACAACACCAGCGCCGCCGATCAAGAGTACGACCAGCAACGTAAAAACCAGCTTGCAGCGATTGATCAGGACAAGATGCGCATTGGCCTGCTGGAGCAGGCATTACAGCTACAGAACGACATAACCGAGGGGCAGAAAAAAGCGCGTGATGCTGATGACGCCCGATTAAAGTCAATCAGCGCAAGAAACCGCCTGATGGATGAGGGTTTAACCAATGCGCAGAAGCGAGCGCGGGATCTGGCTGAACTGTGGAAGCAGGTAGCAGCAGCACCAGACGCATGGAGTAAGGAAGCCCGGCAGTCGGCAGTTGAGGTTATTAATAAGCGGTACGCGGAGAAGGAGAGCAAGCAAAAGAGAAGCAACACCATTGAGCGCTCATCCGATAATTCACAGCGTGACCTGTTAGCGTTGCAAACTGAGCTGGACGTGCTGCAACGGCATCGCCAGGCGAATGACGTTATTAGCCAGCAGCGCCGCAGCCTGTGGAAAACTGAGTCTGAAATCGCCATTTTGACCAAAAAGGCGCAGGAAGAAGGGTTAAGCCAGCAGGAGCAGATCACCCTTGCAGCCGACAAGCAAACGCTGGCCTATCGGCAGCAGTTGGCTGCCCTGGGCGACAAAGTGGAGCAGCAGAAAAAGCTAAACCAACTTGAGCAGCAGGCGACAAGGTTTGCTGAACAGCAGGCCGCAAAACGCGCAGAAATTCAGTCCAAAATGGACGGGAAATCAAGTCGTGAAGCAGGACGTGATGCAGAGCGCGACCGGATTGATACGGCATATGCCGCCAATCCAGAAGCGCGCAGCCGTGCGATGGCAGAGCTTGAGGCCACTTATCAGAAAGAGGACAAACTCAGAGAGGATTGGCGGGCAGGCGCAAAGGTTGCTTGGGCTGACTTTGAAGAAAGTGCTACCAATACTTACCAGCAGGTATATGACTTCAGCATGAACACCTTCAACGGAATGACAAATTTCCTTGATGACTTCGTGACCACTGGTAAAGCCAGTTTTAATGACTTTCTATCTGATGTGTTGAAAGGGCTTGCTCAGATGCTGGTTAAAATGGCGGAAGTGCAGGCCATGAAATCGGCAATGGGTGCGTTGAAGGGAACAGCTATCGGTGACTTCTTGGGCTTTGCTTCTGGTGGCTACACTGGCCCCGGTGGCAAGTATGAGCCAAAGGGGATCGTTCACGGCGGCGAGTTCGTTTTCACGAAAGAAGCTACTGAGCGGATCGGTGTAAACAACCTCTACGCAATGATGCAAGGTATGCCGGGTTATGCGGACGGCGGCTACGTTGGAAAAGCTCCACGCGCTGGGTTGACCGGGGGAGGCAACACCGTAGCGGTGCAAACTTCTGTCACCATCAACCAGAGCGGTGGCAACGAAAGGCAGACAGGGCAAAATCCCGCTGCTGTCCAGCGCGCCTATCAGCAAACCATCAACGAATCGATCCGCGCAGGGATCATGAGAGAGACGCGGCCAGGCGGTATTATCTGGAATGCAACACGTCAACGTTGATTGATTTCCTTCAAAGTGGAATTGCTTTTCTTTGATATTATGCCTCATTTACAGGAGGACTCGATGAAAGCTATTCCACTTATTCTGGTATCACTCTTAGTTGCAGGGTGTTCAACTGACGTGGTGCCTTTAAAAAATGCAGTACAAGCTCCACATGAGCGTTTATACAAATATCAAAATGAAGGCAAAAACGATGCGACTTTAACTGTTATTCGAGACGCTGGAATTACAGGCAGTGCGTGTTACGCTGCTGTATATATTGATGGTGAACGCGTTGCATCATTGGCTACAAAAGAAAAAGCCACCTTCCACCTCCCTGCGGGAGATAGGGCAATCGGCGCAGGATTTGAAGGTGAGTTTATGTGTAATTATAAAACAGAACCACAGGAGCGATACATTAATCTTGAGTCAGGGAAAAGTAAGGTTGTTCGCATTTTTACGGATTACCGGGCGCAAATGGATATAAAAGCTACGACTTTATGATTTATTTTTATATGCCACCTACAGAGGCTAAAGATGGAAATTATTAAATCGTCAGATGTAGACCCTTATGGAACTGAGATGCTTTCAAGATATGAGCAAGCTATGCTCATGAAAGAAAATGGTAGTTTTGATGAGGCTGAACGACTTCTTATTTCCTCAGTTAACCCTCCTTCTATCTTCCATGGTCATTATGGCGAATTGTTCAAGTTATGGCGCAAAAAAATTAGAAAACTTATCAAGGCTGGTGATGTCAACTCAGCCTTAGAGTTGTTATCACTAATGTTTAAATTGAACTCCGAGATGTTAGATGCCATGGCTAGTTATTGGTCTAAAATCCATGGTGTAGAGCGGCAAGTTGAATATTTCGCTTCCTACAGCAAAATCAACAAAACAGATATTGCCTTATTTAAAAAATACGCAGCAAAGGATGTTAATCTCGATGAGGTTTTGAAGGCGGAAAAATATATTACATCGAAGTAAAAAACAAAAATCCTCGCAAATGCGGGGATTTTTATTGCCCGGAGGAAACTGAATGGCAATTGAAACTTTCAGCTGGCCGACGCAGATCCAGGCGGGAATGCAGGGCGAATACACTACTACTGTACGGCGTGCAAAATTTGGAGATGGTTACGAACAGGTAGCCGCAGACGGAATTAACCCGGAAACCCAAAGCTGGCCCGTTACGATGAGCGGATCAAATGACGAGATGCTGGCCGTGCTGGCATTTGTGCGCAGCCACGTTACTAAATCCTTTATCTGGACGGCCCCGAACGGCGAAACAAGCCTCTGGCGCGTCGATCCTGAATCAATCCGTTCGGCCCCACTTTCCCGCAATGCTATGACCATCAACGCCACATTCAAGCAGGCTTACGCACCATGAGTACGACCAATCGCCCCGTAAAACTTTACCGTGATTATCAGCAGCTGGAACCCGGCAACACGATCCGGTTGTTTGAGGTAAGCGGTGAATCTTTCAGCATGCCCGACGTGCTGCGCTTCCACGCTTACAACCTTCCGCATACTGCCGAGGAAATTGCCGCAGCTGGTGGAGACGAAAGCAAATTACCGGCCAAATCAATCTGGTGGCAGGGCCAAGAATATTCAGCCTGGCCTTGCCAGATAGAGGGGATCGAGGCATCAACCGATGGAAGCAGCGCCCAACCGAAGTTGATCGTCGCGAACCTCGATACCTCGATCACTGCGCTTTGCCTTGCCTACGATGATTTGTTTAAAGCGAAGGTGACGATACGTGACACGCTGGTGCAATACATCGATGCGCGTAACTTTCCTGACGGCAACCCAACCGCAGACCCGACACAGGAGATCCTGCGCGTTTTCTACATCAACGGAAAATCCAGCGAAACAAACGAGGAAGTAGAGTTTGTTCTTTCCAGCCCGATGGATCTGGAGGGGGTACAGCTACCACGCCGCCAGCTGCATTCGCTTTGCGCATGGTGCATTAACGGTAAATACCGTAGCGGCGATGGTTGTTCCTACGCTGGCACACGTTATTTCGACCGACTGAATAATCCAGTTGATGATCCGGCGCTGGACGTTTGCAACGGCACGTTGACGGCCTGCAAGCTGCGATTTGGCGAGGCTGAATCGCTCGATTTTGGTGGCTTCCCCGGCACCAGTTTGATCAGGAGTTAATAGCAGTGGATGAAGAACTGATTCAGGAGGTTAAGCGGCACGCGGCACAGACTTACCCGCAGGAGTGCTGCGGTGTTATCTGCCAGAAGGGAGGCCATTTGCGTTACTTCCCCTGCCGCAACACGGCCAGCAACCCGGCGGAGCATTTCCGCATCGCACCGGAGGACTACGCCAGTGCCGAGGATTGGGGGGATGTGGTCGCTATCGTTCACAGTCACCCGGACGCCACCAGCCAGCCCAGCGAGACAGACAAGGCGCAGTGCGACCTTACAGAATTGCCCTGGCATATCGTGAGCTGGCCGGAGGGGGATTTACGCACGATCTACCCGCGAGGTGAGCTGCCGCTGATTGGCCGCCCGTTTGTGCTGGGCGTTTATGACTGTTACGGGTTGATTATGTCCTACTACCGGCAAGAGCACGGAATAGAAATCCCTGATAAACGCCTCAGCTATGAATGGTGGACTGCTGATCACCCCGAAAATCTTTACCAAGACTATTGGTATGAATGCGGATTTCGTGAGTTTACCGGTCCCGCCATGCCAGGCGATATGGTGATCATGCAGGTACAGTCGCCTAAGTGGAATCACGCCGGGATTCTTCTTGAGGGCAACATGCTGTTGCATCACCTTTATGGCCGCCTTTCCGGGCGCACGCCGTATGGCGGCTACTGGCGCGAAAGAACCATGAAAATTGTACGACACAAAGACCTGATGGGGGACACATGCAGGAAACCATGACGAAAATCGAGCTGGGCGGAGCGCTGGCGCGTCAATTTGGCAAAACCCATCACAGGGCCGTTAAAAGCACAGCAGAGGCTGTGCGTGCGCTCTGCTGCACAATTCCGGGCTTTGAAAAGTTTCTGAACACCAGCAAGCAGCGTGGGCTTGCTTATCACGTTTTCCGGGGAAAGAAAAATTTAGGCGTTGATGAACTGGGTTTTCCTGTCGCCGGACAAGTGATCCGCATTGTTCCCGTCATTATCGGCAGTAAAAGTTCTGGCATCGGTCAGATGATCTTTGGCGCAGTGCTGGTGGCAGTTGGTGTGGTGCTGAGTTTTACACCGTTTGCAGCGGCTTCGCCGTGGTTTTACAAGATGGGCGCAGCAATGGCGATATCCGGCGTTGCGCAGATGCTTTCACCTCAGACACCGGGCCTCGCCAGCAAGCAGGACGCCGATAACCGGGCTTCATATGCTTTCGGAGGGGTGACCAACACCGCGTCTCAGGGCTACCCGGTGCCGCTTCTGTACGGTAAACGCCGGATCGGCGGGGCGATTATCTCCGCAGGCATTTATGCCGAGGATCAGCAGTAAGTTCAACCAGATAACAAGCCGCCTACGGGCGGTTTTTTTGTGGGCGCAATATGACAAAAAAAACCATTCATGGTGCTAAAGGTGGCGGCGGTAAGCAGCACACCCCGAAAGAGCAGGACGATAACCTTTTATCCGTCGCGAAAGCGAAAGTGCTGGTGGCGCTGGGTGAGGGGGAGTTTGAAGGCCAGCTTGATGGTAAATCAATTTTTCTGGATGGCACGCCGCTAATAAACCCTGACGGAAGCGAAAATTTCCCCGGCGTAAAATGGGAGTTTCGACCCGGAACGCAGGCCCAGGAATACATTCAGGGCATCCCTGGCGCAGAAAACGAATTTCCGCTTTCGAACACGCAGATCACAACGGAAAAGGACTGGACGCGAACATTCGACGATTCCACGCTTTCTGCCGTTCGCCTGCGCATCAAGTGGCCGCAGCTGTTTAAGCAGAAAGATAACGGCGACATGGTGGGCTATACGCTGGAATACGTTATTGAAATGCAGGTTGACGGCGGCAGCTGGCAGGAGGTTTTGAAAACTGCGGTATCTGGTAAAACCACTGGCGGCTATGAGCGGAGCCACCGCGTTGATCTGCCCGCCGGTAAAACATGGAACATTCGCCTGCGCAGGCTAACTGCCAACGCAAACAGCGCGCGCATTGGCGATACGATGATCCTTGAAAGTTACACCACCATCATCGATGCAAAGCTGCGCTATCCAAATACTGCGTTGCTCTACATGGAATTTGATTCCAGCCAGTTTAATGGCTCTATACCGCAAATCTCTTGCGAGCCGCGCGGTCGCGTTATTCGTGTCCCTGCAAACTATGACCCAGAAACACGCAATTACACCGGCGCATGGGACGGCACTTTTAAGTGGGCGTGGACTGATAACCCGGCCTGGATATTTTACGATCTTGTCCTGAATGACCGCTTTGGACTTGGTGACCGGCTGAACGCCGACAATGTGGACAGGTGGATGCTCTATTCGGTGGCGCAATACTGCGATCAGCTGGTGCCGGACGGCAAGGGCGGGGAAGGCAAAGAGCCTCGCTATGTGTGTAACGTCTATGTGCAGAACCGGGCTGATGCGTTTACTGTTTTGCGTGATTTCGCGGCCATCTTTAGGGGCATGACTTACTGGGGTGGCGATCAGCTTATGGTGCTGGCAGATATGCCGCGCGATGTGGATTTCATTTACACGCGAGCGAACGTTATTGAGGGACGCTTTACCTACGCCAGCAGCACAACCAAAGCGCGCTATTCAACGGCATTGGTCAGTTGGTCAGATCCCGATAACCAATACGCTGATGCAATGGAGCCTGTATTCGAGCCGGATTTGGTTAACCGCTACGGCGTGAACCAGCTGGAGATCACCGCCATTGGTTGCACCAGACAGAGCGAGGCCAACCGAAAAGGCCGCTGGGGCATTCTGACCAACAACCGTGATCGCATCGTGACGTTTGGCGTGGGACTCGACGGCAATATCCCGCTGCCGGGCTATATCATCGCTATTGCCGATGAAATGCTATCCGGTCGGGTTATGGGTGGGCGTATCAGTGCGGTAGATGGCCGAGCACTTACGCTCGACCGCGTGCCGTCGGCTAACAAAGATGATCGCCTTCTGGTAAATATGCCGGATGGCACAGTGCAGGCCCGTACTATTGCCGACGTTTCCGGCAACGTCATAACCGTCACCACCGTTTGGGACACCATGCCGGATGCCGGGGCGTGCTGGGTAGTTGAGAGCGACGATCTCTACGCGCAGCAGTACCGTGTTACCAGCGTTACCGACAATGGGGATGGCACTTATACGATCAGCGCCGCCTGGCATGACCCGGACAAATACGAACGCATCGATACCGGGGCAATCATCGACGAGCGCCCGATCAGCGTAGTGCCGCCGGGCCACGTTGTAGCCCCGAAAAATGTGAAGATAGAAGGCTTCTCGGTAATTAATCAGGGTATGTCTATTCAGACCCTCCACGCTTCCTGGGATGCTGCCGAAGGGGCAATCGCCTACGAGGCCCAATGGCGGCGCGATGACAACAACTGGGTGAACGTTCCGCGATCATCTGTTTGCGGCTTCGATATTGATGGCATTTATGCCGGTAGTTACCTGGTACGTGTGCGAGCGATTAACGCCGTAGAGGTATCAAGTGTTTGGGGCTATTCAGAGCTAACGACCCTAACAGGCAAGGAGGGGAACCCACCGAAGCCTGTTAACTTCTCTGCCGAGCCGTTGAATTGGGGTGTTCGCCTTAGCTGGGAGTTTCCAGCTGATACCAGCGACACGCTGAAAACAGAGATCCAGTATGTGGTGGATGGAGATACCGGCAATCCGCTATTGCTTGCGGATGTTCCCTATCCTCAGCGCGACTATTCCCAGTTGGGGCTTAAAGCTGGGCAGCAATTTATGTACCGCGCGCAGCTGGTTGATAAATTGGGTAACGAGTCGGGCTGGACAGACTGGATCTACGGCATGGCTAACGATGAAGCTGGTGATTACCTGGGGGATATTGCTGATGACTTTCTGACGAAGGAGGACGGCGAAGCGCTGATCAGTGAGATTACCCTAGATCCAGAATCCATCCTGCAGAACGCTCTTAGCGCTCATGACACCGTTCAACAGCAATGGAAGCAGTACGGCGAAAATCGCGCGGGAATCATCCAGGCACAGACGCTGGCAGCCGATGCCAATAAGTCAGTAGCAGCTCTGGAAACTACCGTAAACGCAAAATTTGATGATTTTGAAGCGACGGCATCACGCCTGGAGCAGGCAACTGCTGATAACTCATCAGCTATCGGCGAAATTAAAGATACCGTTGCTGTGCAGTACGCCGATTTATCGGCAGCGGTTGAGAGCAAAATGGATGCTTATGTTGATGCCAACGGTGGATCAGCTATCTACACCATGAAAACTGGCGTGGAGTATAAGGGGCAGTATTACGACGCCGGGCTGTCTGTGGCCGTTACCGTGAATGGCGAAGCTGTTGATACCCGTGTCGCTTTGAATGCCAATCAATTTGTATTGATGAGCGGCACCGACGGCAATCGTTATTCACCTTTTGCAGTGGTTAACGGGCAGGTATTCATGAATAGCGGCTTTATTCAGGACGGCACCATAACCACCGCGAAAATTGGTGATGTTATTCAGTCTAATAACTATGTTTCCGGCAGTACGGGATGGTGCATCAGGAAAGACGGCGGCTCAGAATTTAGCAATGTCACAATCAGGGGGACGGTCTACGCCTCCAGTGGTGAATTCAGGGGCACCGTATATGCCAATGATGGTGACTTTCAAGGCACGGTCTACGCCAATAAAATTGTTGGTAACATTTCAGAGTCGAAGATGTATCCACCATTTGAGCAGCCTACTGCCTTAAGCCATACCATGAATATTAATTATGCTGGTAACCCAAGACTACCCGTTAGGCTGTCCATTTTCTTCACAATAAACGAATACACAAAGGGGACTCGATTTTGGGTGGATGGGGTTGAGTTTAATGACCGTTCCGTTGGTAAATCATACGGAGTAACGGTGGATCTCCCAACTGGTGCTTCAAGAACAATCGCGATTCGCGCATCCGGTAGCGGTCGAATTGTGACCAGCCCGATAATTGCAATCGTTACTCCGCAAGGAACCGGATTAAGTTAATCCCATCACTGAACTGTATTTAACCCGCCCATGATGGCGGGTTTTTTATTGCCTGATTCTGGAGAAACAAAAATGGCAGCTGGAACTATTTCTATTAAAAACGGTGAGAAGGTGATCACCGGTATCGATACAAACTTTACTGACGCGCTTAACCCCGGCGACTTCATCGTATTCACCGCCGGAAATGTGGTTTACACCCTGGCTATCAGATCCATCGAGAGCGACACCTCAGCAACGTTAACTAAAGCATACGCCGGGCCTACGGTTACAGGCGCTGGCTGGTCTGCTGTGCCATCGGGAACCATGGCGGCGATCACAATGGAGGTGGTTACGCAGGTTACTGAAGCTTTGCGCGGGCTGAATTTTGATAAATCAAACTGGCAGCAGGTTTTTAGCAGTGACGAAGAAATAACAGTTACGCTACCGGACGGGAAAACCTTCAGCGGCCCAAGCTGGGGAATGTTAATAGAGATGGTTAACGCCCTGAACACAAATATGGCCGCCCCAGTAGTTACTGGTACGTTGAATCAAGACGCCCTACCAAATGGAACCTATGGGCATACGATCTTATCTGGCAGCGCCACTACTGGTGCGAAGCATTATCTGCGTAAGTTTCGCGGCGCTCAACCAGACACCGTATTTCATGAAACTGTCGAAGGCTCGCTTTACAGGCTGGCTACTGGCAGAACAGATGAACAGAGTGTTTTAGAGATCAACAATAACGCTTATCTGCGTGTTCCTGGCGAATTTCAGACTACCAACCCGAACGGGCTTCGCATCGCTTACGGCGACTATGGAACACTTATTCGCAGTGACGGCGGCATTACCTATTTTCTGTTAACAAACGCTGGCGATCCTTTCGGTAACTGGAATGCACTTCGCCCGATCTTGTTCGAGAACACTACCGGACGCGTTACCCTGGGCGAGGGGGTGAACGTTACCGGCGCGGGGATCAATACAAACCTGCTAAATAGCACCGGCACTATTACGGCCCGTAATGCTGGCCCGTTCGCTTTCGCTGAGCAATATAACTCTGTTGCCTCCTCTTATTTTGAGGAAATTATCAACCTTGATAGTACGATCAGTGAATACCATGCGATGATTAAACAAAGGATTAGCGCGCCTAATGCTGCCGCTTCCATCTCAATGGGTACATTGATCCAAAAAGGCGAAACAGAGAACTCAACGCACCTAAGCTGGCACTTACATATGCGAGGCACCGAAGATAACGATGTGCTGCACGCTTGGGACATTCAAGGGAATTACAACGCCCCAGGCATGATCATTCCCGGCAACTATGAGAACTTCGACGCCCGTTATCAGCGCAATTTAGCAGCCTTTGCAGAGCATGAACTTACGCTTACTGAATTGCGTGAACACCGCATAAACTGTGCGATCCGCGCGATTCAGCCTTTGCAAGCTGCGGTCGATCTGGACATGGCTACCGATGCAGAACGTGAACAGCTAAACGCCCTCAAACTTTACCTGGTCGAACTGCATCGCCTTGATCTCACTAAACGACACGTAAAGTGGCCGAAAGCGCCAGATAACAGTTAACCCGTTATCGTCCTTCCCAGCCCGTCCGATAGGGCGGGTTTTATGTAGGGGGGAGTGGTAGGTGGTGAGAGTGTTTCGTTTCGCTTGACCTCCCCACACAATAAATCTACTGTTTTTATATACAGTATTAATTGGAGGGGATACCGTGGCACGTTACGACGATAAAATAACCGCTTTTCACCAATCAGTCATTCGCGAACCATCCGGTAGGAGGGTCGTCAAAACCAGCAATTTTGTTAGAAACCTGGCTGAATTTAATCATTACCTATCACTGTCGGAGGCGAACCGGTGGATAAAAAGGTACGCCAAAACATACAGAGACATATCGACAACAGAGGGCGAGGATCGGCTATGGTTTCAATACAACCCTAACGGTGGGATCTAATTATCTTGCCTCTCACCGGTCATATGATGGATAACGTTATTTGCCCGACATATCCGGCAAAACTGAAAAATCAGGATGATACTACCGGGGAGAGCCATCACGCGCTAAAATGCGACCGGGACGCCGCTGCAAATGCGGTTTAAAAATGTCCAGCAATTGTGAAACAGGACAATAAACAGGACAAGAAATAAGGCGTCTAGCATAACCATCCAGATAAAACAGTAAGTTAGGGAATACATGCGAATATTGCTGAGTAACGATGACGGGATCCATGCGCCAGGCATTCAGGCGCTGGCGAAGGCCTTGCGGGAATTTGCCGACGTACAGGTCGTCGCGCCCGATCGTAACCGCAGTGGCGCGTCCA